CGTCCGATGCACACGATGTCGATGGTTCCTGGCCCTCGCACGTGTTGGTAGACGACCGCGTCGTCCAGGTCGACGTCCGGACAGGCAAGTGCGATCTCGCGCCAGTGTTGCGCGTTTCCGAAGCTTGGAGGGCACGCGATCGTGTCCTCGATGACCCGCACGACGCGCGCCGTGTCGCCATCGACGTCACCGACTTCATTTCCGCCGCCGCCCATCTCCACGATCATCGCGAAGGGCTGGTCGGGCACCCCGGCGACACTCACGTGCGCAATCGCTGCAGGGGCGTTCCCTATAGCTCCAGGCGTGACGCATTCGACGACGACGAGCACGCCGCGCGTGTAGAGCTGCGCCGACTCCTCAGCCGTGTGGCGAATGCCATCGCGAATCGGCGTGTACAAATCGAGTGACTGGTCGTCTTGGTTTGAACGGCGCACAACAACGAGCGAACTGGCAGTGCCAGCGTTGGCGGTCACGCGCAGAACGTCGCCCGCGCTGATCGCGGTGATGCTGGCCGCCGTTTTCAGGCGAAGCTTGTGCACGCTCGATCCGTTCGCCAGGCCTGACGTCGTGCCGATCAGGCCAGGACAGTCGACGCTCTCTAGCGTTCGATAGGAGCGCGCTGCTCCATCGTGAAAGGCTGTCCCTGGCACTTCGATCACCGTGCCTGCGTCGAGGCGAAACCCACCATTGAGGCCGTTGAGCAGCACCATCAAACCGCGCGCAGGGGTGGCCGGCTTGGCAAAGGAGAGGCCGAACTGGTCGATCATGCGGTCGCGGTTGTTGGCATCCGCGGTGCGTGGCTCGATCTGCTCGAAGACATAAGCGCCAGCGACTTGTCCGCCGTGCAAAAGGCGCGTCGCGGCGTGAAGTGTCAGGTCCAAATCGGAACCAAGCGCTGTGCTCACGCCAGGAATGGACCGTGCGACGACCTTGCCAGCCCGGAGCAACTCGTTGATTCGGTAAAGGCGCAGGCTCATGAGCTACTCACGCTCGCACTGTACTTCGTACTTAAGTCGACTTCTCCGCGCTTGCCGCTGACCTCTAGCTCGATGGCACCCGGCCGCTTCGTCGAGATCGAGGCGACCACGTGGAGGTCCTTGAACCTGCTTGTCAGATGTTGCAGTGCGCGGATGGCGTGTTTCTCCGCGAGCATGCGCCCTTGCTCGTCCGCGCGTCGCACTTCGTGAATCCGACTTCCGAACTCTGGCAGAACGAGACAGCTTCCAAGTCGCGTCCCGAGCGCCAATACGACCTGACTCGTGAATCCATGGTCTTGCTGCAGCTCGCCAGCGAGCACCACGTAGTCGCGCGACTTGGCATCGAGGTAGCGACGAGCTTCACGCACGCGCTGTTTGCGTGCGCCACCCGATGCGTCATCAACGTCGATGTCAGCGGCGACAGTAAAGTTGAAGGAGGTGCTCATACGGGCGTGTTCCCCCCTTTATCTACGGGCTCAACATGAAAGGCGATCGTTCCACGAGGCCAACCGCCTTGACGTGTGATGGTGAACCGATAGCGAAGGCCCGGCTCCATCACCGCACGCTGCGAACCGGATTGGTAGCGAGGCGAAAACATACCGCGCGCGTACACAACCTCCCACTGACGCGTGCTCCCCACGTCGGGCACATACTCAATCCAGAGCGTGACCAAGGCGAGCTCGCGCTCGTCCATGACGTCCACAACGATGGTCGCCTTGGAGCTGATGGGGCCGGCCGCAGGGGACACGAGAACGGCTATGGGCGATACGAGGTCGCGAAAGGCCATGATGTCGTCGGCGCGCGGCATCGCCACGCTGTCGTCGGCAATCACGATGTCCGTGAAGTTTGCCATTCACGGCCCCCATGCCGGCACTACGCCGGTCGGCCACGGTAGGATCAAGTGTCCGACCGTCAGATAGGCATTCGGGAGCGCGATATTATAAGTGGTTGGATACTCGCGGTTGACTAGGTTCGCCAAGATATGTTCAGCCCTACCTATGTATTTGTAAGTGTTGTTGCTGTAGTTGGTGTTACACACACGCGGATGAAAAGTCCGCCAGTACCCATCTGCGTCAACTGGACGCGTGGAACCAGGCGCAGCAGGGAGTTGTTGACCATAAGACGGCTCCGCGTTTACGCCATTCAAAGCGCTTCCACCAACCCATTCAGATGGCTGAACATATTGGTTAACGTTGCCACTTGCATTAGAAGTGAAAAGGTTTGTTGCGCTAGATGTCCAACGATTCGCCGCAAGCATCGCAGGAAACGTCTCAGAAGCGGGCGGGCCAATCATCGATTCATACGCAATGATCCCACCAAGGCTTGGTGTAGAAACCTGCACAACGACGATAAAGAACGGGCATACACCTCCAGCACGTGGGGTTGTCTCTACCCAAATCTGAGCAACAACGCGGTGTGCGCTAGTCGAAAAAAGCGCAAGGGTCGATCCGGTATCATAAAACAAGTTGCTGTTATGTCCGATCCAGCGTGGCGAACCAAACGAATTCCCGCCATCATCAGCGTAGCGTTGGCCAAGCATCGTTTTGTATGTACCAATAGGCATCGGGATGCGCTGAGGGGTAGACAGTGATGCGTCGTAGCCGCTCGGCGCGACCTCCATCTGAAGAAAGCCCTCGGTACCTCCCTGCTGTGAACCACGAGAAAACAAAATGCAACGCCCGGTACCAATCTCTTCCAGCACGAGCCACGCATAGCCATTGCTGATGGTCTGCGGAAAGTAAGTAGCGCCGAAAGCATGAGCGCCGACGTTCGTGAAGTTCACAGGCGGGAGAGTAAAAACATCGTAAGACGGTGCGATTGGCGTAACGCCTTCGAACGCGAAGTAACTCCCCGCGCCCGTTGATCCTGGTTTCTTCCCATCGCCTGAACCCTTCACACGCCACAAGCCCGTAGCTAGCAAACGCGTCTTGAGCTCCATCAAGAGACGGCCAACCTTGTCCGTGCCAGGCTCTAGAAAGAAGTTCGGGTTGGGGACGATGATTGCCATGGCTATTCCGCCTTCACTTTGCCTGCGGCGACCGAACTGGGCCAAGTCGAAAGCGCCGTGAGAATCGCACTCTTAAACGTTGCTCCTCCATCGGCCGACCCGATGGCAGCTCCCTTGATCGCGTCCTTGAGCGCTGTCAGATTCCCGCTTACCAGATTCGCGAGCGCGACGAACTGCGTTGCAGCTCCGCCCAGGTTGATGGATGTGGCGTTCACTTCCGCGCTCCCGTCCGGCCGCAGGCGCACGTAGGCAGCGCTCGCTCCAAGACTGCGCAACACGACTTCTCCGTCTGCCACATCGATCTGCCAGTTGCGCTCTTTCGTCGCGATGGAGACGCGCTCGTCGCCGAGCTGAATGAACATCGACTCCGTGGTCACGAGCGGCCGGTAGAGCAGCGGCGCGTGCCCCCACGCCTCATCCTTCACCTCAGAAGCGTCGTCGGCGTGCGCTTCGTGCTGCAGATACAGCGAGTACGACGCGCCAAGAGACGCGCTCACGATCTTGGCGAAGCCCACCACGTCTTGGATGGTTTGCACTACGCCTGCGCGTCTCATGCGGCCTCCTTGAGCACAACACTTCCAGGCGGCACCAGCCGCAGCTCCGTCATCGGTGCGGCAGTCGCGCTGCGCGAAAAGGTCCGCGAGGTGATGTAGTAAGGCCCCGAGATTCCGCAGACCTGATCTTCCACGTGGGCGATGGTGTCCGTCGCGTAGATGAGGTCGCTCGCGCTGTGGCCAGACACGGTGTAGCTCAGGACCCTCATGCCTTGTTTGCTCTTGCCGAGCTCGTACTCGGCGCGCGTCTGAGCATCGGCTTGGGACTTGATGCTGTTGTCGTGAAGGATGAGCGTCTTGTCGTAGGGGACGGCGCCCGCGGAGGTGTCCGTGGCCTCGCCTTTGAAGGGGCTGCGGGCTTTGTCTTTTCCCTTGGCGCGTCCGTACACGATCACTTTCTTGTAGGCCGTCGAGGTGTCGAAGCGCTCACCTCCAGAGAGGATGTTGTTCGCACTGCGATCTCCTTCGATACGACGCGTGAGGCGATACGAAGGCGACTGATTGAACTGCATGCCGCAGAACACGAGCCGGGCGTTTGGGTCCATGCGCATGAGCAGCCCGTTGCGCTTGGCGTGTCGGTCGAGAAACTCCCAGACCGTCTCGCCTGCCTGGGGCCGAACATCTTTGACGCGCAGCTGATAGATCTGCAGAGAGCTCAGGCCTGCGCCGCCGCTGTAGGGCACGCCCGTGAACACAGGCCCACGTGCCAAGTATGCTGGTACGTCGACGGTCGTGGCAGTGACCGGGCTCCGCATCTCAAAGCGTTCGGAACCCGCCGGAGTGAAGGTGCGCTTAGCAAAGTACGCACCCGCCTGCGCCGCCACAAAGTCATCGAAGTCGATCGTGCCTTTGTCTATGCTCGCCGCGATCTTCTCGCTCATGAGGTGTGGCGGGATGCCGAGTGCGCGGGCTTTATTCTGCAGACGCCGCAGGCGGTCTTTGGTGACACGCGCCTGACGAAGGTCGCGACCTGCTACGTGGTCGGCGGTAACTTCGATGCCCCATGGCGCGACAGCTCTGCGCGCCACCTTGAGTAGGGTGTCATCGGCCTCGTAGAGCGAAGGCAGCGCAGCTGTGTCGACCAGTGGCGCCGCAGCATCGCGGCCATCGATGGTTAGTTTCGTGCCACTGTCGCCGTCGTTTGTCGTATCGCGTGCATCGATGATCCCTACGCCCTGCAGTGCACGTCTTTCGCCAGAGCCGATCCAGAGCTTGACGCGTTTGCCGGGTTTGAGGATCTCGCGCAGCTTGTCGACGTTCTTCCGCAGCTCCGAGGAGGAGCTTGAACCGATGCCAAGAGTGAGATGAAAGGCGTCGGCCGGCGTGAACAAGTCCGAGTCGAACTTGTACTCTTGCCAAGCGTCGATGTAGAGCCCGTCGACATCGAGCGCTGCAAAGTCTTCGCGCGTCATGACTGCGGCACCCACACGGTTGAGCCACGCGGATAGAGCAGCGGATCACCCGGGTTTTGGAAGATCACTTCGTCGGCACGGGTCGCGTCCCCAAGGTAGCGGGCAGCGATGCCAAATGCGTCCATGTCGTCGGCGAGCACAATCTGAGTCAGCGCGCGAATGGGCGTGGCCGCCTCGTCCGCCACGTCTTGCGTGGCACCGAGAAAGTCGATCGCGGCGTTGTAGATGGAAAACCGCTGAATCTCATCCACCACAGAAAAGCTCAAAACCTTCTCGGTGATGAGCGTGATCTCATCGAGCACTGCCGCCACCTCGTCCGCTGCCAGTGCGCCCGCGTCAATCGTTGCTTGAAACTGCTGCCAGGCGGCAGTGAGAGAGAAGCTCCCCCCATCGATTTGTTCCTCCGGTGGCAAACCCAATGCGGCCATTCCAAAGTCGACATCCTGGGCGAGCTGGGATGCACGTGCGCGCCCAGCGAGTTCGGGACTTGATAGGTTTTGCAGCAGACTCTGCTCAAAGCCGCGCTCTTCGAGCTGGATCGTCAGCACTCCGCCATCACGGCGCTCGGCCACGGTTCGCCAGCCGTAGTCGATGATCTTGACGTTGAGCGGGCCGTACTCCGGGTCGACGTACTCCACCTCGCCACGGAGATCATCGTCCTCAATAATCGCGATCAGTCGGTCATAAGTATCTGGGTAATGCGTGACCGAGACGCCGCGAAAGAGCGGCACCGTCAAGCTGAACTGGTAGACCTTTCTCCCCAGGTCCTCTACGCCTTGACCGTCGCGATACGGGTAGACGTAACGCGCGAAGTTTCGACCGGTGCTCACGCTGCGCTCGGCGACCGGAAACTCGACGTAGTTCAGGCTCGCCGTCAGCAGACTCTGTTCCCAGTAGTTGGGCATCAGCGCGGCTCCCGCGCTGCCGGCGCTGCCGGCTTGACCACGTTGGCGCGAAGTCCAGCATCGACGCTGTCGAGCTTGCGGTTGGTCTCCTTGATAGCCTGCGTCTGCGTCTGACTGCCGTGAATCATCTCGAAGATCGCGTCGGCGAGGCGGTCGCTGATGCGCTTGTCGTCCGAGCTCATCATGCCGGACACTTCATTGATCCCCGTCCCGACCACGCCGCCAATCGCCAAGCCCGCGCCTACGGTGCCCGCGAGCGCAGCTCCTGATGCCGCGCCCACCGCGGTCCCACCGGCAGCGAGTGCTCCCGCACCCCAGCCAGCGACTGTAGAACCCCATCCAGCCACGGTAGGTATGGCCTTGGCGAGGGCGCCGCCTCCTGCCGCCGCGTCGCCTCCTGCTCCGGCGAGCTTGCCGAGCATGCTCGTGCCCGCGCCCACCAGGCCCATCGTGGCAATCGAGCCCGCCCAGATGGACAGTGCGCCGAAGCTCTTCTCGAGGCGATTGCTCACCTCGGTGACTGCTAGCACTTGCTTGTTGTAGGAGCCGAGGTTTTCGACGGTGTCAGCCTGCATCTTGGCGGCTTCCTGCTGCATCTTGAAGAAGCCCTCACCCTGCATGGCTTCGAAGGTCTTCGCGGTGGCCGTCCGACCCGCAGCAGCATCGACCCCAGAGATGGTCTTGAAGTCCACTGCGCCCGTCGCGCCTGCGCGCACTTGGTTTTGTGCTGTGACGAGCGTTTCAACCGCCTGCAAACCGCGCACGTCTTTGAAGATATCCTGCCGCACGCTGGCTTTTTCGAACTGCTTGTTCTGACCGAGCTGCGTGAGCACGTTGCCAATATCGATTTTGCCCTCTTTGGTCGCGATGTTCTTGACGCCGATCTTTTTCAGGCCCTTCTGCACTTCGACGTCGTTGAGATCCGTGATCAGACGCTCAAGCCGCGTGGCGCTCTCGGCGGAGCCAAAGCCGCCCGTGCCGATACCCTGTGCGGTACCCAGAAACTGACGGACTCCGCCCATGCCGGTCTGCTTTGTGTTCTGCGCGAAGATGCCTGCACTTGCGGCGAAGTCGCGCGCGAAGTCGGCAAGCTCCACAGAGCCGACGTCAGCCGACGCCTTCATCAAGTAGGCCGCTTCCATCGCTTCCTCGCCACTAAGGCCGAACGCCTTCTGGACGAACCCGAGTGCAGTCGCGAACTGGCCGGTGTCCGCGCCAGCTGCCTTGGAGATGATGGCGATCTCCTTCAGGTTGTCAGCGAAGAACCTGAGGTTATTGAACTGCGCTTGCCCCGTCTCGAGCACGCTCATCATCTCGCCGATGTCTTTGCCGGTGGCCTTCGACGCTTCCGTGACCTTGCCCTGCGTCTGTTCGCGCTCTTCCGGCGTCATGCCCGCTGCGTTGGTCGCAATCACCAAGCGCTCGCGAAACTGGTTGGCGTTCTGGATGCGCTGTCCGATGTCCTGCGAGCCTGCGATGCCGCGCGCGGTGCTGACCGCGCTCATACCGCCCGCCAGCACGCCCGCCGTGGCTGCGCCGACGAGACCGCCCGCGCGGCGAAGTCCCTCGGCACGCGCTTTGGCTTCTGCAGCGGAGGTCTTCTTCGCGATCTCAATCTGCTTGGCCGCTTCACGCTGCGCGGCGCGCGTGGCGGCCTGCTGAGCGGCCTCTCGCACGCGCGCGCTTTGCCGAGCCAGTTGCTGCCAACGGTCTGCTTCCTTCTGCGCGAGTCGCTCTACTGCCTTCTGTCCCTGCTCGGCCGCGCGTACGGCGTCACGCGAAGCCTTCTCGGCCGCTTTGGCAGCATCGCGCGAGGCCTTCTGCTGCGCCCTGGCAGCTGCTTCCGCTGCGCGCGCTGTGGCCTTGGCCGCGCGCTCGCTCTCTTGGGAGGCCTTCTTCGCTTCTTTGCTAGCCTCGCTTGTGCCGCGCCGAACGCCCTGCAGAACCTTCAGCGACTCGGGGCCGCCGCGGAGCGTGATCCTGGCATTGGCTTCAATGGGCATCAGCTACCTGTCTTGGCTGTCGCCGCGCGTTTGCAGTCGAGCCAGTAGGCTACTTGGGTGGCTGTTGCATCTCGCGCAGCATCGAGGCCATAGAAAGCACAAAGCTCCGCAGCGTGGGCGCATCGAACAAGCTCAGGCCAACCACGCTGCTCTCGGATTTTCCCAGCGCGTCGACCATCCTGTCGACGTCTTCGGCAGGACAAAACGCGTACGGGTCCATCGCCTGCTGGTGCGCAGCGTACAGCTCAAAGAGCGTGCGCACCGTCAGGCTGTCGAGCTCGGCGACGTCGTCCTGACTGCCGAAGAAGGCGTCCTCTTCGTTGTTCGCATCGACGAACGCGCGAGAGATCACTTCGCGATGAATGGCGCGGTCGAGAAACTCCGGATCGAGCGCGAGCTCGACCTTGTTGCGCTTACAGAACTCGACGGCTTGAAGGCGCGCACCGTCGAGCTCCGCGTCGGTGAGTAGCCGAACGCCGAGCTCCACGTTGGGCAGACCGGGAAACGGAAAACGGCTGACGCTGTGCCGTCCCCGTAAAGCCGCTCGAATGCTCTCGTCCGAGAACTTCACGCTTAGCCTCCGAGCGACTTGGGCGCGCTGCCTTGCAACGTCACCGAAAAGCCTGCGTCCTGATCGGTGCCGTTGGCCAGTTCGCAGTCCTCGACCCACATCGGAAACTGGTGCCGTAGACCACCGCTCAGACAGACGAGCGAGACCTCCTTGCCGCTGATGCACAGCGCCACGAAGTCGACCTCGTAGCCCTTGCGCGGCACGGCGTTGTCGATGCTGGCTTCGGCCGTACGCACACCGTCAGACTTACCGGCGAGACCCTTGTGCATGGTCATCACCTGGTTGTTGTTGCCGCGGATACGCACGGTGCACTTCTTGGCTTCTGCCAAGAGCCGCCCGTTGATGTACAGCCTTCCGGGGCCTTCGTATTGGGTGAACGCCATGGTTTAGCCGATCTGACGAATGTCTGTCGCGAACTGATGGGCGCCCTCGATCACGTCGAGCGGGATGGTGCCGTCGAACCTGCCGGGGCTGGTCGTCGACAGCGCATGGAAGATCTCGCTCTTTCTGCGTTCGACCGATCCGCTCTGAAGAAGACCATCGCTCTCTTCAGCAGTGATCAGGATCTCGTACGCAAGGTCGTTACACATGGCTGGCGTGACGACGTTTACGGGCGCGACTTCGCCCTCTGCTGGATCGTCGCTGGCTTTGAAGCCCTTCCAGCGATCGGCGTAGGCCAACTCGTAGCGATCGGCGATTTCGTCCGAGACGGTGACCTTGGCCGTATCGAGCACGCGGTAGTCGGGCTTGGCCGTCGCGTCCTGGCTCTTGGTGGTAATCGAGCGAACGACGAAGACCTCGCCGCTCGGCGTGCTCGACAGAGGCGTGATGCCGTTGTTGAGCGCGCTGATCAGCTCGGAGTTGGTCGGGATGTCCGCGCTGTTGGAGTGCGGCCGAAGGCCCGGGATGATTTCGCCGTCGAAGTTGTAGCCGGCGTCGGCAGCCTCGCGAGCCGATCTGCGTGCTGCCAAGGCAGCTGCCAGCATGCCGGGGGTTGCATCGGCCTTCTCCAGCCAAGCGCATTGCCCACGCGCAAGGTTGAGTCCGGTCGTGAGAATGGTCGTGTTCGCCAGCGTGTCGATGGAGCCAAACACCAGCTGCTTTCGATGACCGACTTCGGGCTCATCCTCCGCATCGACATGCGTCCTGAACTTCGCCAGCTGCGTGGCGTCGACGTACGGCGAAACGAGGTAGGTGCGACGTACCGCGGCAATGACATCGAGCGCGGCTTGCGGGTCATCGCTGGTTGCGCCCGTCGTCAGATAGCCGCTCGCCGGCGGCGTGACCGTGACCCCCGAGCCAGCCAAGAGGCGCGCCCGTAAGGAGATGAAGTTGCCCCGCAGCCCCTTATGGCGCGCGGTCACAGTCACGGTGCCCGCCGCGTTGGCCGCTGTGAGGGGCCAATCCGGCTTGGCATTGATGGCCGCGGCGAGTGCTGCGCCGACCGCCGTAGGCGCATCGCCGTTCGCGAAGGGCACCTCAACTTCCTCACCGAGCACCGACACGCCGATGGTCCCCGCCGAAGTTGCGGCGCCACCTACCACGAGAGTGCCGGTTGCGGCCGTGCCCGTCGACTCTGCCACCGCGATGATTTTGAGTAGAACGCCCGGATAGGCATCGATCGCGGCCTTCACGTTCCAGAAGAGCTCGGAGCCTGCACCGGCGAGCTGACGTGCGTCATCTTCGCTGAAGCAGTCGTACTCCTTGCTGAGGTCCATGCTGCCGGTCGAGGTCTTGTTTCCGAACACCACGAGGTGGCGCGGACTTGCTCCGCTCGAGCGCACGCCGACGCCGAGCGAGACACGCAAAAAGACGCCTGGGACCTTGTTGGCCGCGGCGATGATGCTGGAGAGCGCCATGGACTAGCCCTTCCTCGATGCGTGCGTGGGTGCGTGCGTGCGAAGCGCGTTCGCCAGCGCCTCGACAGGTTGGCCTGACTGTTCGCGCGGTGGGTCCTGCCTCGGCGTGGGCTGGTCGAGCTCGGGCAATGCGGACTCTGCGCCGCCCTCTTGCTGAACTTCCTCGATGTCCCCGCGAGCCAGGGCGCGTCGGTAGTGCACGGTATTGGGCACGAGCTCGCCGCTTTCGATCGGCCGGTAGCGTGCACCGCCAGGCACCACGTGGTCGCCTTCCTGGACGCTGTCGTCAGTTACCCGATCGTACCCCACGAAACCTCGCTGCGGCGCCATGTGGGGCAGCGTGGCGCCTGCCTTCGCGCGCACTTTGATCTGGTCAGCCATCGGCAAATCTCCTCATGGGTCGAGTCCCTCGGCGATGCGGCCAGCCTTGGTCAGCGCGCGCGATACGACATCGGGCTCGCCGTCCTCACCACCGCCATTGATGGCGAACTCGTGCGTGAACGAGAGCGCTGGATAGAGCGCGCTGGTGTCGACGAGCGAGGCGTCGCGCCAGACCACTTCGACCTCACCGCGAAACATCGGGTAGGCGTAGTCACCCGACTCAGCGAAGAGTTCGAGCTTCTTGGCAGAGTCTGTCGAGATCCGAACGACGCCGGCATTCGTGAGTACCGGCGTTCCAGCTTGATGCGCCGGATGCGCGCCGTTGGCGAGCGTCCTGAGGAGCGCTCGCCACACGCGATCGAGCAACGGCCAACGTTCATCGATCTGCTCGCGCGCTGTCGCGGGCGTGAGGTACCCAAACTGCAGCAGGTTCACGTGATCGGTGTGCAAGAACGTCGCAACACGCGACCGGGACTGGACGCGGAAGCAAGTAAGAAGCGGCATCGCGAGCTGGCCAGCAATCTCGAGCGGAACGGGATGAGGCGCCGTGGTCTGTACCGTGTCTTCAGGCTCCAAACCGAGCGCGATCATCTCGGCCGCGAGGTCAGCGTTGATCGCGTCTTTGAGGAGCGCGAGCATCGGCTCGATGAGCGGATCGACCATGCCGTCAAGCGCGCTACTCATTACCGCCGCTCCCACGAGAACGACCAACCGGATGGTCCGGCCACACCCGGCGCGACCGTGAAACTTCCGCGAATCGCACCCTGGTACTCACGCTCGTAGCGCGCGCTCAGGTACGCATGCGTGTCGCCATCAATCGCTACGCCTGCCAAGAAGATTTTCGAAAGTGCCCGATAGACGATGGCCTTCTTGAGCTCGCTCGGATCGATCAGCGACTCGGCAAAAATCGACGGGGTGCGCGTGCGGAGTGCGGCAAGAACGTCGTCGAGTGCCGCTGCGCGTGCACTGTCGCGCTTGTCGGGCCGTGGCATCGCACGCGTCAGGCGCGCTAGATCGCCCACCTCGTTGGCGAGATCGGCGTCAGTCGCGATCATGTTCACGTCGAGCGTCACAGGACCTCGAATCCTTCCGCGACAAAGCCCGCACGGACGGCACTCTCGATTAGCGAGCCGTCTTCAGCGTCGATGGACTGCGTGATGAACAAGCGCGCTTTGATGCCGGTCTTGGTGCCGAGCTCGAGAGCGATTCCGTACGGGAACCCGCCCCCCACGCTACGTCGCGTCCTGCCGCGCTTCTTCGTAAGCTTGCGCTCGCTCACCGCGGCGAAGCTGACGACGCCGACCATCCCACCTGCGTCGCCGAGCCCGCCTGTCACACCGTCACTCTGGATGCTGTTACGAAGCGCGCCCGTGCGGTCGACGAACGAGCTGGTCGTCTTCGCGCGCGCGGCGATGCTCTCGCAGGTCGCCTCGAGCCCTTCGCGCACGAGCGCATCGAAGCGGTCCGCAAGATGCTGCGCCGCGCGATGAAGGCCCGAAGGGTCGAGGGAGATTGCGATCACGGCCGGGTGTACCCGCCGCTCGGATCGCGCTGTGGGTCGACCTGCTGGTCGAGCTCCTGGTCGTTGTCGTCGAGGTCGTTGTCGTCGCTCTCTGCGTCACCTTCTTCTTCTTCGTCACCGGTCTTGTCGGCCGTCTTCCCGGCATCGAGGCTCTCCGGGGTAACGACGGGCTCGCCGCCGCGCTGCGCCTTCTCCTGCGCCTTGGGGTCGGCGTCCTCGAAGGCCTGACGGTTGGCTTGCTCCTCTGGCGTCTGGAACTTCGCGCCAGCAAGCAGGTGCTGTGTCAGAGCCGGCTCGGCGTTGGTTTGATCGACCGTCGCCTTCACCTGACGTTCTGCAAGCAGCTTGTTCGAATCCTGCGCAGCGAGCGTCTTGCTGTGCGCATCGTCGTAGCTGAGCGGCTTGAGCGTTGTGACGTCGCCAAGCTCGGTCGGGTCACCAGAAGCGACACGAATCGCGCCCACGATATCCGCGCCCATGGAAGCGACGAACCGCTTGAACGACAGGGAATCGACTGGCGTGACGGTGCGACCATCCTGGAAGAACGCGCCGGCGTGATTGCCGTGCAGATTTTGCCGGAGCTGGAACATCCACAAGCCGGTGAGGCCACCGTCGGCGTCGAAGGGCAGATTCTCAATCGAGATAGACATGGGTCCTGATCCTTTCTGGGATGGGTCTGATCGCCTTGCGCCCGTGAAGGGTTCAGGTCGTGATGAGTTCCGAAGCACGTGCAGCGGCGAGCACGGACCCGAGCGCAAAGCCACCGAACCACTCGACGCGTGTACGGCTTGCGGCCTTGTTCTCGAGCTGCCCAACGTCGTAGACCTTCACGCCCATGATGCGCGCGCGGTAGGGACTGAGGTCGGTGTCGACCGCGAGTCCGTCCGTCTCGGCAGCTCCCCAGAAGCCTTCTTCTGCAGAGAGGCTAGCGAGAAAAACGCTGCTCAGATTGCTCGCCGATCCCTTGGCCTCGTTCGAGGGGACGTCGTCGATCTGCAGGATCGGGATGCCGTTGTAATGGGGCACCAGACGCTCGCCGAGGCGTCCGTCCATGCCGAGCATCGGAATGGCCAACGTTGCAGGCGTAGAGCCCTGGGCGCGCGCGAGAGCAAGAAACTTTCGCTTCATCGTCGCGTTCATGAAGAAGGCGAGGTTGTCAGTGACCTTTACCTTCTCGAGGATCAGTCGGTCGAGCACGTCGAAGCTGAGCGCATCGCCGTTTGCGTTCGTGGAGGTCACGACCTGAGAAGGCGGAATGAGCTTCAGCAGACCGTCCGGCTCATTGGTGCTGGACGTGAAGTTGATCGACACTTCGCCGTCTGCGGTTGCACTCGCGACGGTGAGGGTGGCGACGATGTACTTGCTCGGGTTGTCGCTGAAGAGCGTGTAGGCGCCGTTCGACGAAGCGACCACGGCCGGTCCAAAGGCGCGATCACCGGGGCCACGAAACTGCCAGCTGGTGTTGGAGTGCGTGTACTTCAGCGCGCCCGGACCGAGCAGAGCCGAGTCGAGATGCGGACCCTGCGTGACAGCGCTGACCGCAGCACCGGGCGAGACGCCCGCGCCGCTGACGACGAAGCCGGTTCCCCAGCCGCCTGTGATCATCTTTGTCTGCAACTTGCGACCAAGCGCTTTCAGCTTCTTCTCGAGCTGCAGCACCTTCGGGTTGCCATTCGGATCGGACTGGTTGGACGTGTAGTTGTAGACGTCCACGTCGCTGTCGACGATGCGCATCGGCACGGTCACGCGATCGAACGTGGTGTGCGACTCGATGAGTGAGGTGTGCGTCGGCGACACGAACTCGACGTCAGCCAGCACGCCTTCGCGCGTGTAGCTGAACGCGCCGCCGCTCTTGGGCACCCAAGGAAAGATGCTCATCACCTCGTTCTGCGTGGCGAGGCCGAGCATCACGCCCTTCGAGAAAGGATTTCGGCTGATGCGGGCCGCTTCGTAGAGATTCAGTGCCATCGGTCTTGTCTCCTTTGGCCGGTCCCGCTCGCCGCGGACGGCTATTGACCTGAGTTCCCCATCTCGGAGAGCCCTTGACTCAGCAGCCCGGACACCGAGCCCGGCAGCGCGTTGTTGCCGCCACCGCCGCCTCGACGCGGTGAGCCCGCACCGCCCTCCTTGGGTTCGGCGTAGTAGGGCTTCTCTGTCAGAAAGTGCTTGGCGGCTTCGGCGGGTTTATCGAAGCTCTTGCCGCCGACGGTGATGGTCTTGATCTGATGGTGCTCGTCGAGCTCGATCTGCGCTTCGGTGAGAAACGAGAGCGTCGCGTCTCTGCCGGCCGTCTTCAGAAGGCCCGCGCTCATGAGAGCGTCGGAGACTGCGCTGCGTTTGACGTGCTCGACGAAGCGCTGCTCGGCCTGCGTCTTCAGCGTCTCGACGTCGACGTACCTCTTCTGCCACTCGGCGTCCTTGGCTTTGAGCGCGTCGTTCGCCTTCGTGACCTGAATCTGCAGCTTCTCGACCTCGCTCTTCCCTTTGAGCTCGGCCTCTTCGCGCGCCTTGGTCTCGCGTTCGTCCGATTCGGCGAGGCGCTTCTTGATCTCGTCGATCTCGCCGAGCTTCGTCTTACTCGCCTCGATCTCGCCCTTGAGTCCCTTCACGCGGTCTTGGACGATGCGATCGACGTCCGTCTGCGAGAACTTCTTCTCAGCAGCGCCATCACTGCCACCGCCGCCACCGCCTGCACCGTCCTCTCCTTCGGGGGCCAGAAGGAGCTCGCGGGGAAGGAGGCCTGCGGCGATGAAGCAAAGAAAACTTGGCGCGCGCGGTGCCGGCATGAACAGCGGATCGAGCCGCGCCAGCTCGGCAGAGCTGTCGACAAGATCGAGCATGCGTGTGGGCGTGCGGACTTCGGTCATGGTGAGCGTCTCGTTTCCCGGTTTCCCGGTCAGCCCCGCGAAAAACGCGCTGGTGCAGACTGCGGGTGGGCCTGCGAGCGCTGAGTTCCATGCTCTGCGGCATACGGCACAGGGTCCACGCTCTCGGACGGTCTTTCTTCCGACCTGACGGTCTGATAGCCGCTCTGCTCGTCGGACATCTGTGGGCAGGGTCGGATAACCGGCTCGACGATTGGCCCATGACCACCTGCGAACAGCTGACGACCCATGCGCGCGAGGCTTCGCTTGAACTCGCGCTGTGGATGACCGAGCAGGGCATCAGCGTGAAGGAGCTCGCGGCCCGAATCGGGTGCACGCCCGACGCGGTGACTCGCTGGCGTACTCGAGCGAGCAGACCGAGTCGCGAGATGGCCGTCGCGCTCGAGCGCATCACCGAGGGGCGGGTGACGGTCGACAGGTGGAGTGAATCATGAGCGACGAACGCAAGCTACGAACGATCCACGGAGGCCCTGATGGGGAGAGTGTGCCGTGGCCTCCGAAGGAGGAAGCGGAAATGCGCGAGACTTTTGAGAGTCTGATGCGCGACGGCGACCAGGTCTTCGTCTTCGGTTTCCGCCGGCTACCCAACAACGAGACCGAAATCGTAGACCAGCGCATCTACCGCGGCGCGAGCACGAGCTTCTTCGAGCTAGTCGGTCATCTCTACGCCTGGCTGGTCACGCAGACGCAGCGCTAGCCAAACCGTGACGTCAGGTACGTCAACACCCGCACGCGACCGGCCCGGTCCAGCTGCTCGAGCTGCCCAACGATCGCGCTCAGCGCTTTGATTTCGCGACGACTGTCGCCGTCGGCGCCGGCTGACTCTGAGGTACTGGCTGGTGGCGGTTCAACTGCGGTGTTGGTCTTGGCCTGGTCGACGAACTCTGGTGCGGAGAAGACTTGCGGGTCTGTCATGCAGACAGTGTCGCACGACCGTGACTCAGGCGTGTGCGCTTCGCCGCTTCTTGGCCGCCGGCCGAGGTACGGTGCGAGAGGTCGGCGGGCGCGGCTTGGCTTTCACAGCCTTCGCTGCTCGAGGTGCGCTAGTCGCCCTTGCTGCTCGAGGTGCGCTTGCGACCGCGTTGGCGTACTGATGCACCAGCTGGTGCGAAACGCCGATTAGATCGGCTGCATCACGCGTACTGTACCCAGCCGCCGTCAGTTTCTTGGCTACCTCGGCCGAGAACTCCAATGCCTCGGCCTGCACGAGCGATGCGTGTGAGCGGACGCGCGTGACTTTTTCGACCGCGCCCTTGATGGCGGCCGGAAGCTTGAAGCCCTCCGCGAGGACGGCCTCTGCAGCCGCCTTCTCGTCGTCCAGGTAGAGGGCCAATGCCTCCCTGATTCGCTTGCGTGCTTCCTTCAGCGATCGACCCTGAGTGACGCAAGAGATTCCCTGGCTGCGGTCGATCGTCGCCGTCCACGCACCAGACGGTGCGTCCTTTTAGGCGAGTCACTCCGCAGCGCGGCTGAGCCCAGGAATCAGCTCGCGCACCAGCCGCGGCTTCCCCGACTCGTCGAGCACGTTCACGCCTTGTTTGAACAATGCATGCCGTGTCGGACCAAGGATCGCCGCCGCCTGATCGGGATTCGCGCGCAGCCAGCCAGGCGCGTCCGGCGAGGTCGCATCGCGCATGTCAGCAGGAAAGGCGCCCTGATCGTTCGCGGCGCGCTCGAAGTGCTTGCGGTCCATCACGGCCACGGTGCTGCAGAGGCAGAGCGGGTGCGGCGCGTCCGGCACTTGGTCCTTTGGGTACACGCCCGGTCCCATCCCATAGGCGTTCTGCACGGCGTAGAGGTCGCACTCGTCCTGAGGCGTGCCGCCGTGCTTACCGTGGGTCGCGTGGCGCGTGCTGAGCTGCCAGCGGAAGGCAACGACGCCGGGCTTGTTCTTGGTCTGCTCGAGGTAGCTCTGCCTAAACGCGCTCACGGTCTCGTGTCGCGCGATCACGTTCGCTCGCCACGCAGCGCGCTCGGTCACGTACTTCTTCACGAGCTTGTCGACGCCGCTCGCGCTTGCTTTCTGCACATCCTGCACGAAACGCGCAGTGGCCTTCCGTAGGCTGTATTTGCTGGCAGCGATGGTGCCGTCGACTTGGATCTCGCCCAGCGCCGCGATGCGCTTGACGTACTGCTTGGACAAGCGCTTCACATCGGCCACGTTGCCCGTGCGCGCAGCGTGCTCGAGCTCGGCCAGGTATTTGGGGAGCTTCACTTCGCGCGGGTCGATGCGCTCGATCTTGCGCGCCGCGCCCAAGATGCCCTTCCTCTGCTGGATGCCGGCCTGGACCTCGCGCGCCAGCTCCGCCGACACCGCGCGGTCGACCCGTCGAATGCGCTTTGAGAGCGCAACGCCGTCGACGGTCACCCGGCCAGAGATGCGCTCGCTCGCCTCGGTGAGCGCCTTCTTGCTGGTGCGCACCTGTGCCGTCGTGGTGGCCTCGCCGAAGGTCGCGCGGATGGTTGCACGGCCCGCCTTCGGTCCTGCTTTGGCGCCGCCCTCGATGAGCGTCTTGGTGATGCTCAGGCGCTTGAACGCAGTCTTCTTGAACGCATCATCGAACTGTCGCGCGAGCTCGACGACGTTGGTGTTGTCGCCGGCTCGGTGAATCTGCTCGATGATCTCGGCGCTCACCTGGGCGTGGATGCTCTGGAGGTCGCGCTGGCCTTGGACCACGGATGCGAGGACTTCGGCGAGGCGGGCTCGGTAGATTTGGAGCGGGGTAGGCGGCATGCACAGGAGTGTACGGCAGTCCCTGATCACTCGCGCTCGCCGAACGCGCTCGCGCTATATCGTTGCATGCATATGCATTGCTTGATATGATTTCCTCATGCCGAGGATCGCAGTGGTTGGCGGAGTGGTCGTGTACATCTACTTCGATGAGCACGTTCCTCCGCATTTCCACGCCATCTTCGCCGAGCACGAGGCGGTTGTGAGCATCGAGAGCCTGAGCGTGGTCGAAGGCAAGCTGCCAGCCGCGAAGCTCAAGCAGGTTCTCGCTTGGGCGGCGGCGAACCAGGACCTTCTGCGGCGGAAGTGGGCCGAGATTACCGGAAAGTGAGGGGCTCGAAATGGTGCGAATCAAACAGGCGCGGCACGCAGGCGGCTACAAGCTGCGGCTACAGTTCACGGACGGCTCTCGTGGAACGGTCGACTTGGAACCCACTCTCAGGCGCATTCGAGCGCTCTCGCCGTTGCTCGATGTCGAGCGCTTTGCCGAAGTGAACGTGGACCATGGGACCGTGACTTGGCCCGGCGATCTGGATCTCGCGCCTGAGACGCTCTACGCGATGGCACATGGTTTAGAGATGCCGAAGAGCTTCGGCGACGTCGACCGGAACGAGCTCATCATGAGCTTGCGATCCCTGCGCGAGATGGCGGGCATGACGCAAACAGACGTCGCCGAAGAGCTGGACGTTCCCCAGTCGAATCTGTCGCGTTTCGAAAACGCGCAAGACATGAAGCTCTCGACACTTCGGCGCTACGTCGAAGCACTCGGCGGCGAACTCGAACTCGTGGCGACCATCGGAGACCGCCGCATGGTCATCCATGGCATCGGGGTTCACGAGGCTAGCGAGTAGGGGGGTGCGCGTGGACAAGAAGGTGACAATAAAGAGTCGAGGCGGGAAGATCAACTCGACGCGCATGGCTCAGATCGAAGCCGATGCAAGAGGCGGAAAGAGGGATCGATGGAGCTAGAAGCGGGTGATCTCGTTACCCACCAGGGCGAGGTGTACACGGTCCAGTACGCGTACTGGGACGACGGTGGTTCGGAAGAGCTTATGGTCGTAGTCAAACGCAACGGGCAGACGTTCACGTTTCCCGCGGACACGTTGCACGAGCCCGCAAAGCCGTAGCGCGACCATCTAGATACTCTCCGCGTCCAGTCGCTGCGCGACCTGCAGCGCTGCCTCTTCGGCGAAAAGCCCCACGTACGACCACGTGCGCGACACCGACGCGCGGCTGAGGACCACGAACGCGCCATGCTGCGCCGTCACCGCGGCCGCCAGCAGCGCGAACGACCCCGGCTCGACCTCTAGCGGCGCCGCCATGCCCGAGACGTCGATGACGGCCGAGAAGAACGCTGGCTCGTCGGACTTGGCCGGCAGCATGGACAGGCCCAGCAGCTTCGCCGCGCACACCCTGGCGTTCGCGATGCTCTCGGGAAGGTCTGCCATCTGCAGCGTCCATTCTTGGGAGACGTGAGTCACGTGAGTCACTCTGCAGCCTGCGCTTTTTCTCCGTCCGGCCAGAGTATGCCTACCCACTCATTCCCTAGAAACTGCACCAATCTCTGATCTGCGGCCGACTCAATCGTCTTGGGGTTAAGCTTCCTGCGCCTCAGGTAAGCGATCGCGCTCTCCATCGGTCTGCCACTCTCCACCATCTCGCGGGCACGATGAACGGCCATGGCGTGACTGTTGGGCTCGCACTTCTTGAAAAACAGGAGAAGCGCGGCCGTCGAACACCCCAAAAGTCGGTATTCGATTGCCTCTTCTGAAGCGCCGACAAGCCGCGCAAGTTCAGCGTAGTAACTCCAGCCGTAGAAACGGGGCTCGACCTGCCCTGCCATGAAAACGCAAAGGTAGAAGGTTTTGTCCTCCCTATCTTTTTGATCCCGTTCGAGAGCGAACCGCTGGATCTGCTCCAGATTGATGTGGTCTCCCTCGGCCGTGAACCAGTGATCGGCTGCGTTGCTCGCCATTTGTCCCCCTCTTTTCTGCGCGTTACTCCGCCGCTTGCCGCTCTTCTTCGTCGCCGTCCTGTTGCGGATCTCCTTCAGGCGGTGGCTCGTCGTCTCCACCGTTGGGCAGGTTCTCCGCGGCTGCCACGGCCTCGCGCTCTGCCTGCTTCACCTGCTCCTCGATCTCCGACTCGATCACCTTGCGGGTCTCGGTGCTCATCGACGGCAGGAGCTTCTGCGCTAGGCGCTTGAGCAGCTCGACACGGAACTGCGCGCCCAGCTCGCGGATGGTGAGCGCTTCGACGGCCTGTTCGAGCTCCTGGTCGAGCGCTTCGTCGGCGTACGACTCGTGCGCCACGCATTCGAGCTGCTGGAGCGTCTCTTCCGCGATGCTGAGGCCACGTCCCACCGTGATCAGCGTCTCGCGGTCGCCAGCGGCGAGGCTCGAGGCCAGGTCAGCGATCGAGAGGTTCGTCGGCGAGAACTCGCGCTCTTTGCTCTGCGCGCTCGAGTTGGTACCGCTCGGTCGTGTGTATTCGACGCGGGCGAGCCGGTAGATCTCGACCACGGTGGCGACGATGCGCGCCTCGAGCGTGGCCGCGACGCTACCCGGAGGTGCGAGGAAGAAGGGTACGTTCTTCTGTTCGCGATCGATCACGAGGCCATTCTCGACGCCGAGCTCAGCGCCACCCGCCGGTGGCGTTCCACCGGGCACGACCAGGAGAGCAAACACCTGGCTACGGATGTGCTCGTCGAGCTCGCTGATCAGGTTGAAAAGGCGACGAACCTCGTGCGCGATGTCGGCATTGATGCTGTCAGCGCGGATCGGATCCTCGACCGCGGTGTCGCTTCGCCACGCCACCACCGGAACACGGCCGAACGTGTGTCGCCCGGTTCGGGGCTGCTCGGTGACCTGGTCGCCGACCGCTTCGTAGACCGTGAACTCGTCGCGCGTCCAGATGGTGTAGCGGGTGACCGTGACGGCCTCGGAGTCCCAGGCGTCCTTACGCTGAAAGCTCTGCGCCATCTTCGCCCAGAGAAACTCACCTTGTTCGTCGAGCTGGTAGTCACGCAGGTGGCAGGGAAGGCACAGCACCGTGTACGGCTCACGCGTACCGGCGTCAGCCTGCGTGCGCGCCGCCTTCGGAACCTCCGGCATGTCGACCAGCATCGGAAACCAACCAAGCACCGCGGTCACGAGCGCACGCCGGCGAAAGTCCTTGTCGTAGCCGGTTCGATCAATCCAGTCCTGCAGCGCCGGCGGCACATTGTTGCGCTTGTGCGGCTTGCGGATGATGTAGCTAATCTTGAGGTTCGTTGTCGGCCGCACGTAGTTCAGGTAGTGCGAGACAGCGACGCGCCGCGCGTACTTGTCCGCGTCTTCGCGCTTGTACTGGTCGAGATAGCTTCCGCCCATGCCCTGGACGTCGCTGTGCGTCGCAAGCGCTAGCAGGGAGGAGAAGCTCTCTGCGACCGCACCCCAGAAGCCTGCTGGCGGCTGCTTGATGCGACCCTGAAAGCCGCCCCCGCCGGTGTACGCATCGAGAAGAAAGCGCAGCCAGGTGCTCTCCTCGTCGTAGCCGTCGCGCGTCTGGTCGAGTTGCTGCTTGAGTGAGAGCGCCATGGTCAGATGCCTTTCACGTGAATGAAGCGACTCGGCGTGCTCGACGTCATGTCCAGCACACCGAGACTCTCCCCATCCACGATGTCATCGTGTCGTCCGTCCGGGAACGCCTCGTGCTCCGCGAGATACGCGTCGTTCCATTCGCCGCGAATGAGCTTCACGTTGCCGCCTTCGGCCTGCGAGCTCGTTGGTTTGGCGTACACAACCTTGCTGAGCGCCGCAGGCACGATGGTCACGTCGTAGCCAGCGAGCATCTTGCGATAGCGTTCCGCCTGGCTCTTGCCGGCTTGGCCAGGGTCCTGCCAAAAGCCGATGCGACAGCCACGCCCGTCCTGTTGCGCTGTCGTAAGCACCAACGCATCGACGTCGTGGGTCCGCTTGCGGGTCGACGCAACGTTGTGCACGACGAACAGACCAGAGGCGTGCCTGGAGATCTTCACGCCTCGGGTCCAGTCAGGATCTTTGTTGCTGGGATTCGGCTCGGTGGCAGCGAGATCCCAGTAGCGCCCGATCGCGACGATGTCGTGCGGCACGTAGTCGATCACCTCGAACCACTCGCGCTTGAACACGGTGCCGGCCGCGTGCTTCACGTTCCAGTTGCCGCCAAGCAGTCGCTCACGCTCGACAAGCGGCAGAGACTTCAGGCGCTCCTCGTAGGTCGGATCGCCACGCGGGTTGTCGGCGAGCGCCGCGGGAATGAAGCGCAGCGACATCGGCCGCATGCGTACGTG